ATCGCCCCAGATTCTGACGAGACCAGTAACGGCGCGATCATCACCAGGATCAAGGTTGAGGGTCGCATTAGTTGTAGCAATGTAGTTGCTTTGGAAGCGAGCATCTTCAACATGGACTTTACCTGTAGATTCACTTGCTTGAATATTAACAACATCTTCAGCAGTGACATTCAATGTGCTGGTACCAGCACCTGTATTTGTAATTGCTAAGTTGAATGCTCTTGCAGATGCACTATTTTGAGTTGTTTGAATAGTGAAATTGCCATCAGCAGTCTTATCGATTGTCTGATCCAAAGCACCATCAAATGTAATATCAGGATCGCTGAAATATGTCCTTACATTGATATCAACTTCTCCATTTCCACCATCACCAGTGTTATTTGCACCAAAGAGAAGACTGCCCGAAATGTTATTTACCTTTACATAGTTGAGGTAATTGAAACCACGATAACCTGTGGTTGCAGTCAATTCTTGATCTAATTCAAAATCTTCCTTAGTGTTGCCATCTGCAAAGGAGATTCTGTTGTTTTGAAGTTGAGTATTATCTACTCCGAGGGCGGCAATGGTGACGTGCCCGTTGTTGTCAACGTCGAAATCTTCCTGTGCAAAGCTAGCCAGTCCCTTCTGCTCGATTGCCGCAGCCGCGAGGAACCTCCATCCTCCAGTATCGCTAGCATCAGTATGAGTTGGGGCACCACCACCCGCAGAAATACTCGTAATGGCTTGATAGACATTGTTGCCAGTCTCGATGATATCGTATCTATTATAGGATGTACCAGCGCCATATGCGGGATACTTGCTACCTTCTCTTGCAGTAGCAATGGGGACATTGGTTGCACTGGTAAAACGACCCCATTGGTCAACTGTAAATTTCGTAGCGTTTACAGTTTCTGTGCCAAATGGTTCGTTGTTTCCACCATTAGATGATACTGATGTTAAAGATTCAGTATTATAGTTACCAGGGACAACAGTTGTGCTGATCAGGTCTAGTTGAGTATTACCAGAAACACCGTTTTGGTTTGCAGAAGAAATTCTTCCAGCGGTGCCTACAATATCTCTTGTCCTAATATCGCCACCAGCAACCCTAGAAAGATAACCAGTAGTTGTTAAAGCTGCAAGTGAAGCAAGGTCGTTATCATATGGTTGAGCACCAGTACCTTCAATACTAGTATCTAATCCGTATGCTTGAATAGTTGTTGGGTTGGTTGCGCTTTTAATTCTTCCCTTTGCATCAACCTCAAGCTTAGTGTATGTGCCAGTAGGATTGTTTGTGCCGTCGTAGTGGGCAAGAGTAGAAACGAGTGTTAATTCAGCATTAATATTCAGGTTGGCGGATCCATCAAATAGACCAGATCCCTGCACGTCATTAGATAACTGAATCTGACGTGTTGAAGCAAGTCTAGAAGCGGTAGAAGCATTACCGATTAGAGTTGATGTAATAGTACCTGCGGAGAAGTTACCATCAGCATCACGCTGCACCAAAGTATTGGCAGTGTTTGATGTTGATTCAATAGGTCTTTCATAACGCAAAGAGTTCCATGCGGTAACACCATCACCGATCTTGAAGCGACCCGTGTCTAGCTCGATCCCTAATTCGCCTTGAGCAAGAGTTGGGTTTGCGTTTGCCCATTCCTGAGCGCCACCTCGTCTTAGTTGAATTCTATTTGCCATTTGTTACGACAACCCGATTAGTTAATGCTTCTGAGTTATTTATGTCAAATAAAAAGGGGGCAAATGCCCCCCATTTCATTCTGCGTCTACTTCGTCGGGAGGATGTGAAGCAGTTTCCTCCTCTTTGTAATATTCCAGTGTTTCGATTGCACCCTGAAGTTTTAGCATCGTCACTTCATTTTCTTTAATCTTCGCGGCAAGTTTAGTATTCTCATCTCGCAAAGCACCAAATTTCTCCGTAAATTGACGGAGCATTTCTTCTTGAGTTACTTTTTCAATCGTCATGATTTTGTTTTTGGACTAACGTTAGTAAAAGTGATTTGATGTCACTCATATCAGATTTTAGAGCAGAAACGTCACTTTGTAAAGCTTGAATTTCCAACTCTTTTTTTCTCTGTGCTTGCACACTCATCATGTAAGTTTCATAGTCAGAGCGATTGGCACAATCAATCGCTCCGCTAAATGTATCTTTAAACCAATCTTGTTTTCCTTTAATTGGAAGACGGGACATAATCATACTGCAAGTGCGATAGCTCTAATATCTTGGACAATGGGTGAGTATGCCTGGTTAGTAGACTGTAACACAACCTTAATCTGATATTGATCGAAACTCAAACCAGATACTTCGTACTGATATTCTCTAAATACCCTGAGCTCCGAAGTGGATGGGATGCTAGCAGGGGCAGGGAAATACTCAAATCCGAAGGTCTCGATCGAGCTCGTGCTTCCTTGTGGACGCACTCTATATAGCACTTTAATCTCAGTGTTGGGTGGACGCCATGCGGTGAAGATTAGTTTGATAGCACCAGAAGCATTAGTAAGATTTGCAACTCTAGTAATATAAACCGCATCATTTTCATCACCAACTGCTAGCAATGAAGAATCATCAGAAGCTGGTTTGTTGATACGATTCATAACAAGAATTGCAGACAATCTATCAGTATCAATCACAGGAGAGATATTAGGATTGTTGCTTCTTAAAGTAACATCAAGTCTCAAGGACTTAGCATTATCCAACTCTTCCGACTCGTTAATGGCAGAGCAGACTAGTTTTGGTGAAGTCAGATAGTTATCCGAATTGAGAAGGACATCATCAAAGATGCCATCATTTGCAAAGGATCCTGATAGTGTAGGAGCACTGATCGACGTGCCACTAATGGCATTGAGTCTTGCGGTAACTTCAGTACCAGGAAGGACCATTCTTTCAACCTGAGGAATAATTGTCTCATATTGAATGTTTTGTGTAGCATAACCAAATACACCACCACCAGAAATACCAATTCTTGCAATAGATGTGGTTAACAATTCATAACTATCCAGAGTTGGATTTAGAATAGCGTTATGAGTTTTATTGATTTCGATCAGAGGAATGCCGTCAAGGTTATAACACTCAACAATAGACTCATCAATGTGTGCTGCAGCAGCAGTATTATTAGCACCTCTAGTAATTGCGGTAATGGTCTTACCATCGCCACTAATTGCAGAGTATGCAATAATCTCATTTCCAATCTTAATATAACCAGGGTTGCCACTACCAATTGCTAGACCATTAATAGTCTTATGGAAAGCAGTAGCATTGTTAACTTGAATGCTAGTATCTGTAGCAGAAATTGCAGCAGTCAAGAATGTATCAGAAATTTCGGAAGTGATACCACTGATCGTAACGTTGTTAGACAAGTCATGCATACAGTGGTTTGAATGATAAACCTTAATCTTCTTCTCAGATGAAGTGAATGTGGGGGTTGTGGTTACATAAGGCGTTTGTACTGCACTAGCAACCACAGCATCACCAGCATAAGTCGCAGTACTGACCGTAGCAGTTACTCCATTTGTGCCAGTTACAGTTTCCGATAGAGTGAAATCATTAGAAACGTAGTTGACTAGCAGTGTGTTAGTGCCACTATTCCAATCTGTAATAACTGCAGTAGAAGTACTGCTACCACCAGTCAGAGTTTCACCAACGATAAAGTCGCCAGTTGCACCAGAAACAGTGATAGTTGCTGTAGTCTTAGACGATATGATTGGGAATGTAATTGTGCCGCCAGTATTAGATCCTTGCTGGAATACACCAGTAATATCTTCGACTGTTAAGATAACTCCACTTACACCCGTTTCTACTGTTCTGATTGTGCCCTGTGCATTAGAAGTCTTTTGGATAATTCTAGCGCCAACTGTGTAAGGATATGTTGTGGCATCAGTAACTAACTGGAGACCAGGAGTAAATGTTTGGATTGGATCTCTTCTGAGGTTAAGAATACCGCCATTACCAACTCCAAGACCAGAGTTATTCAAAACAAGTTGTGCAGGAGAAATGTTATTGAAGGTTGCCTTGTATATACCAAACTTCAAGTCTTCATACTGGTCTGCTGTCCATGTAGATGCGTTTTGTGACTTAAACAGGACACCTGCATATGGTTGGTCAGAGATTGTGCGGTCTCCAGTGATATCAAGATCGCCCATTCTGGAAATCCAAACCTGATAAGAGTTGGAGTCAGAGAGGATAACAAAGCAATGCTCAATCGACTGAGGGATGTAAACTGGTGCTCTAAATGTAAACTTCGTAGGTACTGCAGCAGTTTCGGACAACTGCACTTCATTTGGAGTCAGAGTAATATCAGAGAAAGGAAGAATGGTTGTAGTTGGATAACCATTTTCCATTGTCCTGATCTGCATCGAGATGGGGATATTCTCATCCTTAGTATTGAAGTATACATCAACAGAGGTTAGGAATACACCGCCTTCTTCGTCAACAATGAAAGATTGTGCAAGAGGGTCATACCAACCAATCTGACGAGTCTCAGTTCTTACCGAAACGGTAATTCTAGAATCGGTTACAGTGTCTCTGACAATATCAGCATTTCTAACTGCAAGGATATTTTCTTGGACAGTATTTAAAGTACCTCTTGCCTCATATACGGTTTCTGCAGAAGATGCAACTGCACCAGCAAGACGCGAGTCATTTTCAGAAGTTGAGAATCTTAGAGTTCTAGATCCAGTTGCCCAACGGGGGTTGCTGTCTCTAGCAGGAGGTGGGATGAAGAAAGATCCACCAAACTGTCCTAGTCTATCGCTGATTACTCTTCTATTTTCAACAACTGCTCTTGCACCAGAAGTCAATCCAACAACAATATCACCAACAGCAAAGTTACCATAGTATTCACCAACTGCCTCTTCCGCTAGGGACTCAGTATTGATGTTGATGAAATTGGATGTAGATGAATACGAATCGATTGGCATTTCCTCATTTGTATAAGGATTAAATTCGTAAAAATCATTAGGTGCTGCAACTTGGAATCTTGCCTTTGGCAATTCGGGTCTACCAGTTGTAGCAGGTGTGCGAATTTCAATAGTTTCGCCAACCACAAAAGGTGTTGCATTAGTCCTACTATCAAGAGAAGAATCCTTGATTACTTCCATGAGTTTTGGAATAATGTAATCATTAATAGGAGTGCTGTCAAAGAAGGAGAAGAATCTTGTCCTTGGTTTCATTCTAGAAACGCGAATGGAGATATTTCTCGATCTCATCCAAGGAATAGCAGTCTGAGACAGAATGCTATCACCCAGAGATTCTCTATCGATTCTAGGTACTACCTGAGTTCTAATACCAGATCTAGTTTGACCTTCGGTAACTGCAATTGTTTCAACTCTATTAACACGACGCATACCACGACCACTCCAGACATCAGGTCTTGGAGATCTACCAATATCTTCTGCCAACCAGTGAGAGTTATATTGTGTAGTCGATCCGATAACAGCTTGTCCAGTCCAGTTAGTTGTCCAGGATCCCCACTCAATAGGAGCAAAACCATTCTGGTCAACATTCAATTCAGAAGATACTTGCTGGAAGTTACCTTCAATCTGTCTAACATTTGCTGGAAGTCTATTAGTATCTACCCAGTCATCAGAAGCAGGAGTTAGGTCAATACGACCGATGTATGTAAATACGTTAAATGGGTTGACGTTTTCAACTCTAGAAGCATAAGGTTGCTGAATAATTAGAGTTTCCGTATAAGGAAGGGTGATGACAGGACCAGTCTGCTGGTAGTTGGAAGAAGATCCAGTATTCAGCTGAAGAGCAACGTTAGTTGTATAGTGAGATGCTCTCATGTGACCTTCTCTAAAGTCAAGAGCAGCGTTATAGTCTTCGTGAGAAGTTTCCGACTTGCTATGATCAGTAAAGTCATCAACAATGAAACCATTCTTGAGACGATCCTTACCAGTGGAATCGAGAATACGAGTATTAAAAGTATCCGACTCAAGCATGTTGAGCGAAGTGTAATACTCAACCTGATCCAAACGACGCTCAATTGCGCCAATATCTCTCATGGTATAGCGTCGGTTGTCAGACTTATTGATGACAACATCTGCTTCAGGATCAAAACCATAAGGTTTATGATACAAAGTACCAAGAAGCATACCATCTTTCAGGTTGTCTGGTTCTTGAGGTGCTTCAGCAGATTTACCTTTAACTAACTGGAATTCTCCATTGGGAAGGAGGAATGCCTTATCTACTCTAGGAAGATACCAATCAAAGTCACATCTGAAGTCTTCGCCAATCTTGGGAATATCAAAAATGGTTGCAGAAGTGCTACCGCCAGTAGAGAATACTCTGGACTTAAAGTCAAACGTAGAGCAGTTAACAAATGCGGGAGAAGAAACGGTACCGCTACCACTATAAAGATTTTTGACACCAGGACGGAAGTCCAGATAGTCTGCTAGGAATTTAACTTCAAAGAAAGGAATTTCATCATAAGAAGTATTCAAGTAAGATTGTCCACCGAAGTAATCACCAGTTGTAGAGTGAGTGTAGTAGTCGAGGACAACTTTCAGTTTACGAATTGGAGCGGTAACGCCTTTCTTACGAACAATTCTAGAGGTATCGTATGCAAAAGGAGTCTGAGCAACTTCTAGATAATAGTTATCGGTTACAACTCTAGATCCAATAACAACAGATCCATCACTATCGTTAATAATAGCAGTAATTGGCTCACCGTTAGCATCAACACCACTAATAGTCTCACCAGAAATGAATGTACCGTCTGTATATACGATAGAGATTTTTAAGTTTGCAGATTGGAATTCAACAACCTTCGCTCTAGCAGCACTAGAATTGCCAGTGATATAACTACCAACAGCAAAAAATACAGGCTCTACAATGGTAATGCTTGGGATAACAGCGTCACTATCGTCTGTAGACTCGTATACAGCGTGCAATCTATATGCATCGGTCAAACCAAGAGAGAGCTCTCTATCTTCGATTCTAGTGCCATACAGGTTGGAGTACTGTAGACCATAGTTTTGCTTGTCGCTATTAGTGATAGTCTTATCAACTTTCAAGACAAACATCTCATTAGATGCTTTTGTCTTTCTAGTTGTAACGTTTTTGGAAACAGAAGCAGTAATCTTACATGATGTAATATTGGTTAAATTCTCAATAGTAAGCGTAGTCCTATCTACGTTGAGTGATCCGTAACCAACATTTCCAGCATTGGTAGTATCTAGGGGAATGTTTGTACCAACAGGATATGATCCATTAGTGCTTGCCAATACTGTAATGTTATATGCAGTATCTGATAGGGAGATAAACTGCTCATTCTCAGGTAGGGTAATCGAAATGGCAGCTGCAGATACTGTTTGAGCATCAAACGTCCTTCTAACGATCATCGATTCGTCAGAGATACTCTTAACATATTTCTTGGGCATCTCACTAAGGAGATTTGCATTGCGAATATCGAGCAGAGTGCCTCTGTAACGAACAAGAGTCGTATATGTGCCAGCAGCAGGAGCTACGCTACCAGGAGTAACTTGTACTGTTTGTGTGCCGTAGTTAAAGATAGTGCCTACGTTAGAAGCAGCTAGATTAGTTGGGTTGACAAGATCGACCGTAACAAACTCTGTTGGGGAGAAGTAAATAACATCTCCAGGTCTCAAATCGATAGCAAAGTTAGAGTTAAGACCAACAATATTCTCACTACCACCAGTTGCATCATAAGTGAAACTATCGCCACTCAATCTAATGGCATTTTCCAGAATCAAATCAGCAGTAAACTCAACTACGCTGCTAGATTCATCTCTACAAACAAGTTGACGTACGTCAGAATACTTATAGGTATGAACCTTAGAAATAGTTTGGACTGCTTGTCCATCTACAAGGATGGTTTCGCCTTCGGTAAAACTGCCTTCTACTTGATATAGAGGAAGATCGTCAGATGCTGTAATGGTATCAATAACATAACCTCTAGCGCCGCTGCTAGCGCCAACAACAATCGATCCTTGGTATAGAGTTTCAGTTGCTGCTAACTGTACAACAGTGATCATCTGCACATCAAACAGATTCATCTTATAACGATCGTCCGAATTTCCTTGCGTATTATCGGGGTCATCGTAATATTCAAAGTTTGCACAACGAGCATAACCAATCAGATTGCCAGCAGTTACACCAGGAGTTACAGTTTTAGTATCGTAGAGGTTTACAACTTGATATGAATTAGCAACTGTAGATCCAGAAATGTTGGGGAATCCAAAGACATTCTCAACATTAGAATAGTTACCCATCTCAAATGGGATGATATTATTCGATAATGCTTTTGTATCTCTGGGTTTTTCAAGGTCAACGTAAGTGGGACCTAACGTCTTAATTCTATAACCACGTACATATGCTACACCAGGAGCAAATTCGATTGAATATAGATTGTCAGATGCCGTTAATCCACTAGATGTAGTGTCACCAGATCTGTAAACACCATTGTTGAAACCATCGTCTAGATTTTCTCTTACTTTAATATTGAAGTCTTTAACTGTATAATCACCAGACTCTTCATAAGTCCTAGTAGCAAGAGACTTCTCTAATTCTTGGTATGCACTTCTATCTACAAGTTTCTCTACTTTAGCGCCATTGATACGAAGCAACTCAAGGAAATCCTTGTCTGCATCGTCAGAGAGTACTTTCTTTACGAGTGCGGTGCTGATTCTAAATCTATGAGCACCAGGAGCAGCATAGTTAGATGTTCCAGCTGCGTTGTCATTAAGACTAAGATCATCCTCTGGGGTAACAATGGATTCTCTAATCTCAAGTCCAACTCTATAAGAGGGGGTGCTGCCATATTGATCTAGGAGAAGATACTGCTCAGCAACGTCTACAAAGAAACCACGGATAAAATAAACCCCAGTTTGGATGTAGGCAGAAGATCCCGTTTGAATTGCAGCAGTGGGAAGCAATTGTGCAAAAGGAGATCCAATTTCAATCAGAGTTGTACCAAATGTAATCTCAGCATTGGTAATCAACTGCTCATTATTTTGGAAAGTCTGTTGTGTTTGATCAGCACCACCAGATTCAATATACTTAACGTATAGAGTGATATATCCCTTTTCCGATTCTGTAGCACTGATGCTATAAAGCACCTTTGCCTTAACGCCCGTAGTAAGACCTTCAATGATCTTACCTGTTAACTGACTTCTATATTGCTCAATGTTTGTGCCCAAGAAATTTTCTTGAAGCATGATAGCATCGACAGTCAGGTCATAACCTACCTGACCTGGGATGACCATGGCACCATCTTTGAATAGATGCGATCCAACATTCTCGATCTGATTTTGCAGAATCGATTGCATCGTTGTAAGCTCTCTCGCCTGAATGGGATATCCAGGGCGATACAACACTCGATAAAAATTCTTATCCTTATCGAAGTCGTCGTAGTAAGGTGTAACGTTAAGGTTGGTATTCTGTGCCATTAGAACTCGATTACGATTTTAATATCTTCGATTTGGTCGTTTGCACGACTGATGGATCTTCTATTATCTATGTAAATAATCTGACCGTCATTTGACTTAATTTCGGGTTTTGCATACCCGTTATTAAACTTCATACCCAAGTCATATTCAGTGTTGTTGATAGTCCTAGAGGATGAATTGGGGACAGCAGGGAAGTTAATATCTGGTTGACCAGCAGCGCCAGATGTAGCTCCACTAATTGCATTAGATCCATCAAACTCATTCAGAGTACCAGTTACTTCAGGGAAAATACCATCAACGTTGTTTTGATAATACTTCAAAACTTTTGTGGTGGAATTCCAGGAAATTACACGTCCTCTAGCAGTGACGTTTGTGCCTCCGATTACTCGTGTTTGAGTAATAATTTCATCGGGAGCATAGTTACCTTGGAAAGTTGGGGGGAAGATAACTGCCTTTGCAGAGGAGACTGTAAGGTCAGCAAGTAATTCTTCAGTACCAAACTTCTTAGGGTTGGTGATTAGACCAATTCTTCTATAGTCGTTATCAACTGGGAAATCACCTGCACCTTCAGCGTAGGATAACTTAGCGTTGATCATTACACGGAAAGCACCCAATTCGACAACGGGATCGAAACCATGACCGCTAGGGGGAGGAATGATAACGTCAACTTGTCCGCTAGTGCCTGTGCCAATACCAGTAATGTTGTCGATATTGATTTTACCGAAAGTATAACCAGTACCACCAGAGGTTACAGTAGCAGAGATGATCTTACCACCGTCAACAACGATGGAAACACGACCACCAGCACCATCACCGTTAATGGCAACGTTATCATATGTGCCGTTGTTATAACCCGATCCAGCAGAGTTAATAACAACAGTATCAATCTCACCAGCAACAGCGTTTGTCTTTACAGCATCGTTAGTAAAAACGGGCATGTAATCGTTGGAGAAGAATTTCAAAACCTGTGCAACAGGAATAGTATAGAGATACTTCCAACGATAACCATCAGAGGTAGTGATGATAGATGTGGATGTGCCTGTAGGCTCAACTGTAGAGGGTTTACCGTTAGGGTCAGAAGGAGAAGTGCCGTTATAAATGCACTTATATACCTGATACTGAGAATTCACGACATAGAAGTCGGAATCATACAGTTTGGTAGCACCCGAAGAAGCAGTCTTACTAGGGGAGTAGTCATGACGATACATGTCATAAGTGAAACCCAAACCACCAGTAGTTTGCTCAGGAGAAACCCAGTCGATTCTACGAATAACCTGAATGGTATCCGATGCCAAAATACGCTTCAAAGAAACCATGTCATCAAAAGATCCCGAAAACTCAGAGAATGAGTCAACTGCCTGTGGGGGCGAGTTTTCATCATCCCAAGGTTGGGGTCTTCCAATGAAGAGATAGACACGATCTCTCGTGCTGCCTGCTGCGTCATCACTCTGAGTCGCAATAGGACCCTCCAGTGCCTTAATAAATTTTCTCGCAGAGAAAATTCTAAACTGATCAGTAAGTAGAGCTGCCATTTGCTAGGTACTATTGTCCTCCTGTTTATTTATCCAAGTTATTCAGACCTAATAACCGTTAGGTATTCAATACTCTTGATTCTGTAAGACGCACCGCCATTACCGTTGAGATATTCTCCACCCAAAATAGGTTCTACGACACCACCGCTACCAGTTGTGTCTGAAGGATCTGTTGTAACAGTAACAGTGGGTCTGGTTGCATATGTATTGTCAACATACTTTTTGTAACCGTATCCACCGTTACTAATACTTATAGATTCAATTTGGTCTCCTGCAGAGGTCATAACTACAGTAGTTGTTGCTGCAATGTCTCCTACATTTTCAATATCTAATGTTGGGACAACAGAGTAATCTGCTCCAGGATTCTTGACAATGAAATCAACGATCGTGCTATTTACAGAGAATGAATACAGCAAACCAGCGATACCAATATTGATGTTGCCAGTATCATATGGTGTAACATCTTTGATTCTTAATTTGCCAGTTATGGGAGACCAATTTGTTACTGTTGCCCTTACGCCAGAAATTGCACCTGTAACGATTTCATTGACGCCATAATTTTGCCCATTACCAAAGTTTCCATCTAGAGTGATCTCAATCTCTCCAAGATGAGGTTTACCTTCACTGAGTTGTCCTGCTTCAATAATGGTAGCAAATTTAAATGGGAGACTTGCATCTTTGATTTGATCTCCTGCTTGGAATAATGTAGTATTTTGTCCACCAACTGTTTCCTCAATACCATATAGAGAATTGTAAATACCACCATCAAGACTAATCTGATTTTCATAGTCAGTGCCAGTATTTACCAAGTCTGGGATACCATCGCCCAAAAATGTACCAGGATTGTTGGGGTCTTCATTTTCATCATTATCTTCAAATGCTCTATCTTGCAACACACCAATTGGTGTAGTTAAAGTGACAATGGTTGATCCAACAGAAGTCAGAATGACGTGAGGATTTTGACCCTGTGCTGCACTATCAAAAATTCCAGCATCAAATTGAATTGTTGCATCTTCTGTACCAGGAACTCCAGCATCAATGAATGCCAATTCATCGACTTCAAATGTGACCAGCAATTCTCTGTTAACTGGATTCCAGTCATAAACTTTTGCAACTTTATTATTTGCACTTTCAATTCTACGAATAACTCTATCACCAACACTAAACTGATATGTTGAGTTTCCATTGGCGTCAAGTTGTGTATTATCTAAGACAATACGTTGATCATAGTTAAAATTGAGACCTCTAGTAAGACCTGTAAATCTTTCTCTAGACTTAGAGGCATAGGAGATAGTTTCCCCATTGAGAATAAATGTACCAGATCCAGGGAAAGCATCTGTAGAGGAAACGTAAATTGTGCCGTCAGAAGCAGTTGCATTCTTCAGCAGACCCGTCATTACACCCTGAGTGGAGTTGTAAGACTGTCGATTGGAAGCTCTTCTCTTGAGGTTTACTAGTTTGGTGAAAATAATTTGGGGCGGATTAATATAACCAGTGCCAGGATCGGTAATATCAATACCAACGATTTGACCCTGATCTATTCTAGCAACTGCTTTTGCTCCCAAACCACCACCACCAGTAATGTAAACATATGGTGGGGTTTGATAAAACTCGCCAGGATTGACAATCGTAATGCCAGTTAACTTACCTGCGGTGTCAATAGATGCGGATCCTGTTGCACCTTGACCACCGCCACCTTCAAAAATTAGAGTTGGTGGAGTAGCAAAAGATCTACCAGGATTTAAGAGTGCCAGACCTGTAACGCTCTGGACAGTTGCCGATCCAGTAGCACCACTACCTTGACCACCAAGAATTTTTGCTTGTGTGGGTCCAAAGTACCCATCACCATTTTTAGTCATCTTAACATAGGAGACTTCTCCTTGATCGTTAAGAATGACTTCGCCTTCAGCACCAGATGGATATTGTATAGAAGGTGGTTGTAATTGCTGCCCCTCAAAGATGGGTGCTCCATAATATTTTGGACCAATTACATATGGATAAACAGGATCTCCACTGCCATCTTCAGTCATGAAGTATGCATATGTGCCATTTGGATATTCTGGCGTTACTGCAAACTTACCGTTAAATTCATCAAGATCACCAACAGTAGAATCGTAAATATAATCGCCAACAAGATCTCCCAAAAGATATCCCGTTTGGACAGTCCTGAAACCTGCCGATGCTTGAGTATATGCAATGACGTACAGCAAATTGGGTGCATCAACCCTAGGAGTTAGTGTAAGCCTTCTCTCAGTAGCACCGTTGAATCCACTAATGTAATCGGAATAAGATACATTAACACCATCTAGTGTGTATGTGATGCCATTGGTATAGAGATAATTCGTATCACCAATAGAAGGGGGACTTCCAACGTGCCATCCATTATCTACTTCCGAGAAAAGAAGATATTGACTATTATTGGAAGAATCATCTTGATTGAATACATATGTCTTACCTCTATCCAGAGATAAGAATGCAGGTACACTACCATCAATTAGAAGTTTGCTGTTTGCATATGTAACTGTATATGTAACAGTGCCTGTTGTAGTAACTGTAGGTCTATTACCTTCTCTTTCGTCAGCAGTTTTGAAGCGGAAAGAAGATGCCATTCTAGCAACACTACCGCTGGTGTTATATCCCCATGGACCATAAATGGGATACCCGTCAAAGGACATACCAAGAATCTTAGAGTGCCCATTGGCATGTCGAGAATAATCAACAATGCCGTTGCTAAACCAATAATCTCTAATATAGTAAGTATTTCTGGGCTCTTGATCTGGCAACTCTGGGTCCAGAATCATGTAACCTTCATCACCAACATATCCCGACATATATCGGTGATACTTACAATAGTAATAGATTCTATTGGACTCATCCGCATTCATAATGAATGTGGGAGCAAATTCATTTTGATAGTCAACGGACATCGCATTAGATGCCCCAGTGCTATTGTAATATAAGTCTCCGTTATTCAGCAGACCATCTGCGGTCGTACTAAATTGCATGGGGTGACCCCCAGTGTGCATTGGAGATGGTAAGTTTGATGGGTGTGAAGAATCCCAAATGATTTGATAGTTTCTCTGTACTCTGATATTCTCTGGAGAGAAATACCATTCATTTGGAATAAAATCTCCAAACTCCTGAGCATCTGGACCAAAATTAATATAGAAAATACCATTGGGAAACAGAATTGGATCATCTCCAACGGTCAATACAAAACCATTAGTGCCTAAGAGTAAATCGTCTTCTTGAAAACTTCCAGAGACTAATCTTAGATATACTCTAGTAACATTATTTTGGCCATCTCTTACAATCTTAGCAATGGTACCAGCTCCACCACCGCCAATTTTCTCAACAATTCTTCCAACCTCAATATCTCCAAGAGTCTCATCGAGATTTGAAATCGGTAGTAATACATTATCAAACTCTACTCTGATACCCCAAACAAATGTTTGGAGGTTTCCATTCTCAAATACACCATTTGGAAGAGAGAAGTGATTGATTAACTTACTGGAATGATAATAGTAAACGTCATTGTCTACTGCACCCCCATATTGATCCAGACCCTTGACAAAAGGATATTTTACAACGTCAATAGCAAATCCTGCAGGAGGGTTGCCTGCTGGACCCCATTCTGGCGTGTGTAATAATACACCATTAGCAAGAATGCCAGTTGCTTTGTTGAATTGATCAGATCTTTCACCAAAGAATGGTACATCTTTACCACCACGATAGATAAATGTCTGATTGAATTGCCTGTCAATTAAAGATCCGCCACCAGGAACTCTTTGTCCTGCAATATCTGCTGGTTTTGGATGATTGTCACTTGTAATTACAAGTCTATCTGTAATTTGCTGACCTAATTTTTGATATGCACTGGATGTAATGGAGTTTGCACTACTTTGCCAGATCCTTCTAATATCAAAAGAATTTACAATAGTTGGAGTATCTTGCAATGGGAGAAGAGACAATCTCAAAGGATCATATCCTTCTCCAGAAGCAAGCACTCTAACGTGGACGATTCTACCAGAGTCGTCATCAATAATTGGATATAGTAATGCTTCAGTAACAGGTGTGCCGCACCCAGTCACAGTTAATCTAGGAGGATCGGATGAGTCATATCCAGACCCACCATCCAAAACTTCGACTGCTCTTACACCGAATACTTCGTTAAATATTGGTTTGATTACAGCCCCAGATCCAGGTACGGTTCTTGCCATTTATTAACTTACGACGTTGATTGTGCCTTGCATTAATGCATGTAAAGTGCATTGATAATATAGTGTGTTGGGAGCGTCAAGGGGGACGGTCCAATACAATACACCAGATCCACTGCCAGATTGTCCAGCGGTGTAGGGAGTACCAGTCAATCCAGGAGTAGTTTGAATTCTGAAGGGGTGACCGCCACCTTGGACAGAATTATCAAACACATATGTAAAACCTCTATAAACATATAGAGTAGGATCAGCTGCAGTGCCTGCAAATCCAGGACCAGCAAAGGTATAATCGGCTTCACCGTTTGCATTCAATTCCCACCAAATTACAGGGGATCTTGTAGGCACCCAATCAGTACCATTCCAATAGGTCATATCGCCCTGCGTAAGACCAGTTACATCCGTGTCTGTTAATGCAGCAAAGGTTGTAGTGATATTACCATCAAAATCAATCGTTACTGTATCACCAGCAATAGTGGTTGAAATATTGTCTCCACCAGCAATAACTAAAGTGTCAGTTTGACTATCTGCTGTTGTAGTACCAGTATCGGCAGTAATGGTAGCAAAAACGTTAACTGCACCAAGACCAGCAGCATCATCTCCTGGCTGCCAGGCTTGATTTGTGCTATTCCATTTGAGTACTTGTCCGTTTGTAGGAGCAGTAGAGTAGTTAATATCTTTGAGAAGATCTGCTGTAGAGTATTCGGTAACTACTCTTGCTTGTGTATCACCAATACCACCAGCAGTGATGTTAATGTTAACATATGGATTATCGTTACCATTAACAGTGAAAAAATATCCAGGATAAGTTGCAGCAGAAGGTGCGGTTCCTAAAGATGTATATTCGTTGGTATATGTTAGTCTGGTAGGAATGGTTACTGTACCAGTAGCACCATCAAAGGTGCTAATAACACTACCTACAGAAAGTGTAAGATCTCCTGTGCCGCTAGGAGCAATATTAATATTTCCGTTGGATGTAGAAATAATAGAATTGCCATTAACATCTAGAGAAGATGTCAATTGACTGAAATTTGCAGGGGCAAAACTAGATCCATTGTATCTCAAAACTTGACCGACACCAGCGCCAGTAACACTCATTTGCAAAGTACTACCATTTCCCAATGCCGAGTATAACTCGTTAAAGTTATCATTTACCTTTCCGCCCCCGACACGCAGAGAATCCCCTGTGTTATCGTTGGCGGAAACGCCTAATCCAATAGTCTGTTTTGCCATCAGTCTACTAATTTTTAGTTATTTATAAGGACGCCGCCATTGATTACTGGGGTGTCGGTGGTCAAAGTGTCCGTAGCAGAAGCAACTTGAATTGCGACAATCTCAGGATCAATCACCTCTTCACCATAAGCAGCCAAATCGGGAGCAGTCCAATCATCAGGCACAGTGCTTTCAACATCAACATCGGGATTTTGGTAACCAGATCCAGATGTTGACATTGTGACACCAGCGACACCCACGAGTGCTTTCACTTGTGCATCAAAACCACTGATAGAGTCAATTCTAACGTTGGGTCTGCTCGTATAACCAGATCCAGGTGCCGTTATCGAAACCTTCTCCAGAGTGCCCGATGTCAGAATTGCCGAAGCAGCAGCATCTTTACCGAAGACAGATCCAAGGTAATCGAAGGTGATTAGAGAGTTGGAAGACTCAATAACTGCAACCTCACGATCCTCAACTTCGCCTTCAATGGTGATTAGGTCGCCAGGCTCAATTGGTGGGACAACATCAGCAGCATCAACGTCTGCCTCAGATCCAACGTAAGAGAATGCGACGAAGGTCGATCCCACGCGAGGAATTTCAGAGAAGATGATTCTAGAACCAACAATCTCAAAACCAACGCCAGGTTCTTGGATAACGCCATTAAGTGAAACAATGATGTTATTTTCTGGACGAATGACTGTGGATTGGACACCTTCAGTCAGAGTCAGCGAGTAGAATGTACCATCTCTTCTGAGGTTAAAGGATTGTCTCAAGGAGTCGAAGTCGAAAGAAATATCATCCAACTGTCTCAATTTACCAACATAGAATCCAGTAAATGCAGATCCCAACTCAGGTGCTTCGCTAAATTGAATTGTATCCGAGAATGCTGTGTAAGCAGCATTTGCGCCAGGAGGTTGCAGAATACCATTGACGAAGATCAGCATGTGACCTGCAGGATCGGGGAAGTATGGATCTCCATTATTTGTGGTGAGTTTGAAGGTGGTGGTATTACCATCAAATCCTTTGAAGAATCTTCTAACTCTTGCACTCAATTCAACCTTATCTGTAATGACTGCTCTATAATCATTGCTGATAGCACCCGATTCTGGGAATGCTGCTCTAATAGCATCCCTGGTATCAAAGTTGCCAATGATATCAGTCAGATAAAGTCTCTTATTGAGAGCAACGTCTTTGATATCTTGGACAAGAGCAGCACCTTGACCAGCAACAGTTACTTTGGAAGTAACAGATGCATAACCGAGTGGGAATGCCTCACCAACGCCGTAGTCTCCAATAATATCGCCATTGATAATATTACCAAAGACCGCAGTTGCGTAGATGTAATTATTATCCAAATCTACTTCAGTGATAATCGCATATGTATTAACATCTTGAATACCATTAACAATCTTGTAGATTCTGTTACCAACTCTAAAGTTGTTTAGATTCTGAAGGACGTTAACACCGAATCTGATATAACCATCAGAAACGATTCTTTGACCAACGGAAACATCGAGACCACTAAATTTGCTAACATCCAAATACTGCTCAGAGTTTTCTGCATAAACAACCGAATTAACCTCAAAATTACCAGTTAGAGTTTCTGTGTCTACAGTCAACTTACCGCCAGTATTTTGAAGTACCGCTGCTTCTGCCTTGATGAATTCAACCACAGTTGCAGTTGTATCGGAGGTATAACCCTTAAATTCAACGTTTGCATCAAAGTCACCAATAAGTTTTGCAACTTGTACTCTATTCTCAATTGCTGCGATTTGTGCCGTGGTGCTATTTGTCGCACCAACCAGGAAGTCACCAATTTGGAATGTACCAGCAGTTACCTCAACATCAACATAATCAAAGTTTTCATCAGAAGTAAATCCATAGATAACACCAGTGATGCCAGGATCTCCCTGCTTCTGGCAGGTTTCATTCATAATAAAGGGACCATCAATGATATCACCTGTAAGACGGAATCTCTTGAATTGCTTAACCAGTTTTGCCTCGTTACCAGCGATACGCGAAACTTCAGCATAAGCATCAGAAAGTCTTCCATAGAAAGAATCTGCCTGATCGATACCACCACCAAGAGGAGTTGGATAATCTCTCCAGATTCCAGGATAATATTCAATAGGACCATAAGTGCTACTGGGAATAGAAATACCACTCTCAGAGATGATGCTATTAACAGCAGTTGTATCTTCAAGTTGATTCGAGATGATATCTACCAGATAGCGCACGATACGCTGATACTTGCCATCCTGTGTTGATCCAACATTTGCAATATAGAATTGAAGTGCGCGAGAATTCTGCTCTGCATAAGTTAAGAATCCAGAATAACGCCCGCTATAACCCATTTCAAGACGCATTGCTTGAGTCATATAAACTCTCAGTTTCTCAAGAGCATACTTCTTGACATTATATTCTGTGCTTGGATAGTAAGTGTAGTATCCAGTAGATCTATATGCATCAATACCGCCTTGATTGAGTTTAGCACCCCAATAAAGAATGTAACGTTGCGAGTTATTATCTGCATGGACTAAAGCACCCTGCAGACTTCTAATGATTGTTTCAGATCTGAGAATATCGAAACCAAAACCAAAGGTGATGGTCATATAAACTCTATACCAACCATTACCATGACCAATGATGCCATGGTCATCGATAGTAACACCACCCAGAAGATTGAATGCATTACCAACCGTACCATTTTCCAAATCCGCATCAAACCAAACATATTGGGAAGATGCTCCAGCAGAAATTAACTGTAATTGGAAACGAATATACTTGGCACCATCACTAGGCCAGTAACTTGTAGGATATGGAAGTTGACCTTTTACAAAGTAGGAAACTGTATAAGTTTGCGTAGTTTCTGTGCTACCATCATCAAATCCAGTATTACTTACGTTATCGAATCTTAGATTTTGGTTATCGAAAGTTTCATATGAGGTTAGGTTGTAATCTCTATACAAGAAGTGATAACCATAATACCCACCAGTAGAGAAGACTCTATCTGCTCCGTAAGTGCCGTCAGGACTGAGATCAGAATTTTCATATACTTGTAATCCAACTCTATTCCAGTTGAGACTGAAGAATTCACCATAAGTCCACAGGTTAGTACCAACATTAAACCCAGAAATTAGGGAAGAAATGGTTTGTGCTTTTGCTACAGTTTGAATATTTGCAGGTTTATCGATATAAGGTACTTTACGATCACCCCAAAAACGGTTGGGACCATATGTAGCAATCTGCGCCTGGGTATAAACGGGATCATTGGGATATCCAACATACCAATGATAACCACTATTTTGCCAAGGTCCGTCATCAGGTGCAGGACCAGTGTTAAATGGAT